GACCATGTTTTCCAGTCAAATTCTCCATATGCTGATACATTATCATAGATGTATAGCAAATGTACCGCCGGATCTGCTGCCTGCTTAAAACAGTAATTTGTTTTATTCTGTGTTTTTTCCATTCCCGCCATTTTCTCCACCTCCTTCCAGGCTGTTCAATAAATCCTGTACTGTGCTGTAATTCTTTGTTATAAAATGTTTGTTCGCCCACTCTTCATTGATCTGTGGTTGCCCCATTGCGCGCAGGATCATGTTGATCGTATGCGTTCCGGACTGTACCAGCTTGTCAATCTGCGTCGCATTGCTGAATATGTCAACATGCTTAACGTGTGACGTGTCTACCATGCAGCGGCTGCCCTTCAATACGGCTTTCCCGTATTTTTTACGGTTGATTTCGCTCTCTAAGGATCCGGCTAATGGATCCAGTGCAACAGTCAGCAGTTCGTCTATTGCCTTGCTGTTGTCCTGCACGTCCCCTTTCAGGATTGACGGAGGGATTCCTATTGCCCTCGCTGTAAAGTCAAATACATCATCATACAGCGCTTTTATGTCTCTTGTTGTTGTTTCATTGTAGTTCTTTGACCTGTTCGTTTCTGTGAAAGTATATCCTTCGAACAGTGGCAGAACTGCATTTTCGCTTTCAAAGAATGTCTTAAAATAATCATTCAGCAGCTTTTTGAGAGTATCATCAAAGTTTTTTGCGTTCTGGGCTACAGCTGATATGTCCAGAGTTCCTTTTGATCCATGCGACTGCATAAAGGTCTTTGCTCCGTACTGGATCAGCTTCGCATATGATCCGTATAGTCCCTGTAATATCGTATTTACATTTTTCCAGTTCGGTTTTAGATACAGAACATCCGTGGATCTAAACGACCTCTGAAAAGTATAATCATCAATCTGCACCTGGCTGTACGTGTTCCCGTACAATGCGCTTCTGGTTGTACAGAACGAATCTGCCACATAGAGCTGTCCATCTATTCCCGCAACAACCAACGCCTCTCCATTTCTGAACATTTTTTCGATTAGCTTATCAAAAAATTGCTGTTTATTCTGATTTCTGTTTGGTTCGTAGTTCCAGGTATAATATTCATCCCGGAATATTTCGTCACCATTCAGAAATGTACGAATCTCGCATTTTCCTAACATTTTTGCAAGAATCTGAATCGCTCTCTGAAAAGCCAATTCCCTCAGATAGATTTCTGTCATTATGCTCTCAATTGGATTGTCTGCAATCTCAATTCGAGACACATTTTCAACCGACTGTTCTGGTTCCGGCTTTCCCCGTATCAGATTCCTGAATGAAAATCCCAACCTTCCTCACCTCCTTTCAGTAAGTCATAACTCCAATGTCCGGCACTGCTGCCGTTTGTGCATATGGGATCATATCCTCTATTGTCATTGATGCGACAAGTGCCATGAACGGGTCAGTTTTTCTGCTTTTTGCTTCAATTTTTCCGTAAACATAGTTTCCTATATCTGCATCATCTTTCTTTCCTGGTTTTCGCCCGTATGGGATCATTTTTGTATTGTTCGTCCCCCAGCGGAGTACTGGATTGTCTCCCCAGATAAAATTGTCATTTGCAAAGCAACTATCTATTACTGTTGCAACCCTCATTATGTCTGAGGGACGTACAAGTTTTAAATTTTTATACACTTTTGCGTCGAATCCGATTTCCCGGAGTGCTGCTGCCAGCAAAGCATATCGGAAATCATCAATCGCAATTCCTTTTATGCAGTATTTCATCATTGCCACCTGAATATAATCAGTGATGATCTCTGGATGTATCTCCACATCATCCACCATTGTCAGCAATCCTCTTCGTCTCCATTCTTCCAGAGGAGCTTTTATCCTTGGAATGTCCTTTGACTGACTGCATAACCATGAATGATTGATGTCATATCTGATGTTTTCGTCTCTGAAATGTAGATTTACGGAAACAAGGTCCGTAATCTTTGAGAAATCAATCCCACATGTGCATGTCCACCCTGACAGATCCGGTATTTCTCTGTTCGTGAGCTTTATTTTCTCATACGAACATACTTTTATGTCTGTGGATCCGCTTGGGATATTCATTCTCTTTGTCATAAATGCAGTGAGACGTTCAGGATGCGCTAACCAGTCGTTGTACTCTTTTCGCATTTCTCCCATTAATGTTGGGAGATATGGCAAGGACGGGTTTGCTTTTTCCCAGTTCTTTTCGTCGTATACTTCTTCTTTACTGTCCAGTCTGCAGATAAATGGCAGCATACCATTGTCCGGAAGATCATCAAAAAGAATATCTGCCGCTGTTCCAAGCATATCGTCAAGCGGTCCTTCTCTTATATCTCCCTGGGTAGTGTAGTAGGACCGGCGCGGATGCGGTTTCTTTCCCAGTCCGGTTGTGAACACTTCAATGTTCTTATAGTCCTGATACTGGTGGATCTCGTTAAATACCACCATCCCAGATCTCATACCATCCTTTCCTGACGGATTGTTTGTACGTCCCAGAATCGTTGATTTCGTTTCTGTTCCTATCACCTTTTCAGATGTCCAGTAATAAAATTTTTTTAGTTTTTTCGTGTGTTCAGGCGTTTCAAGAGCTTCCACCACATCTTTGACGGGTCTTAGTGCCTGATCTTCGTTATTTGCACAAATGTCCACATCATACGCCCTGATTCCGTTGTACGGACTTACCAGGCAGGCAGATTCCCACGCTATTGTTCCGTCTTTTCCTGCGCCCCTTCCGAGCATACAGAAAAGATCCGGCCAGCGTGGAGTCTTTGATGCTCTCCAGTATGTGCAATCGTGCAGTCCCACGACAAAAATCTGCCAGGGAAATAACTTTTCAAACGGGAAATATTTTGCGATCCCGATATATTTCGTCAGCTGTTCGCTGTCTGTGTATATGTCTTCGTTTTTGAAACAACTTCTGACGTGTGATACCAGTGCTTTGACTTCCCTGGAAGCTCTGATTTTCTCAGACTCTACGGCCTCCATGAACTCCTCTATGCGTGGATCACAATTCGTCATCATCATCCCCCTTTATTGTTTCTTTTGTTGTCAACTCCAGCTTGTCCAGAATCATCAGCATCTGTTTGTTGACAGCAACCAGATCTTTGACCGACTGGTTCTGTTTTACAATCGTTGCTTTCCCGCTTGCGGATGTGGTCTCAAAGGTCACTCCGCGCTTTTTTATATCTGTTTTTAGCTTCTTTTTGACATCATAGAGGGTCATATAGTCGTCCAAAAGGTCTTTGAAGACGGAAATATCTGCCTGTTTTTTTCTCAGCTGCTCTTTTAAGCTTTCTAATATATCCGCTTTTTTTTCGGCCATTTTTTCACCCCTATTTTTTTATTTTTTCATCATGTGCGACCTTTCGCAGATTTGTCGAGGCCACCCACCGGTCTCCGGCCGGCCGCCAAAAATTGCAAATTTTCCGACGGGGGGAGTCAGTCCCAGCGCTCCTCTGTCAGCGGTTCCTGGCGTTTCGTTTTCCTGTATCCATGCACCGCCTCGTGGCAGTCATGGCATAGGCTTATCAGATTTCTTTTACGGGTTCCATGCCATTCATACCAGATGTCCAGAGCCATCTCCGGATGCCGTTTGACATAGTTCACATGATGCACTGTCGTAGCTGCAGTATACTTGTGCTGCTCTTTGCACCTCTGACATTCGTTGTGATCCATGTCCAACACCTGCTGCCGGACCTGCTTCCATCTGCCCCACACATAGAACCTGTGTATATCATTCGCCACGCACCACCTCGCGAACTCTATCTCCTGCTGTGTCATTGTGTCCTCCTAACCAAAAAGAGAGCCTGCTGTTTGCAAGCTCTCCTCGAGGGGAATTATCGTGCGGTTTATCTTTATACCACGCTATCAATATATCACTTATATTGTCCTGCGAGTACCGCAGTTACAGATAGTCTTTTATCAGGTTCTTGTTATTGTTTCTCAGCTGCAGCTGATACCTCTGTATTGTTCTCTGGTAATTCTCCATGTGCTTTCTGTATGCTTCCACCTCCGCAACGTTCTTTCTCCCGTGCATCCGTCTGTATCTGGCCTGCATGTTCTTAGCGCGTAGCAACATTGCTTTTGTCTTGCCGTCTTTCAGTAAAACGATATATTTCTTTTTGCATTCTTCACACTGAATATACTGAGCATCCAACTCCGTTCCTGGTATACGTTCCTCTTTCACTTTAAGATTTATCTGTGCTTTACATTTGTTACACTCTATCATTTAATCCTCCTTGCTATGATACTGTAAAACCTCCTACGCATTTCGTAAAAGTACGATCTCTCGCACGGAATGCCTCTGGCTTTCATCACTTGGAATGTGCAGTATTCTGTCGTCACATAATACAGCAGATATGGATACAGCTCTTTTTCTTTTCCTACAGCTTCCATGGCTGCCTCTTCGATCTTCTTTATCTTGCGTGTAATCTCTGCTGCTTCCATGGCTGCGTCTGCGGTTGAGTCAGAACAGTTATGTGATCCCGGCTGTCCAGTCAGATTCTGTCCGGCTCTTGTGTCTCTCTTTATTGTCAACTCTTCTTTCCATTCGTTATACTGCAGACAGTAATTGTATGCAGTCTGGAAAGCTCTTCTTGATATGTTGTATTTCTTTCTGTTCAGTGGTCTCACGTTTGGCATGTCTGCCCTCCTTAAAACTAATTATTTCTCTTGATCTGGCCAGTACTCTTGTGTGTCCATGAATTTTATTTCTCCCGGATATACCTGTTCTACTTTTCCGTTTTTATATTCCACAATTGCAAGTGTAATATTTGTTTGTCCTCCTGGATGTCCACCCACCAGCGGCGACGGTTCAACAACTGTTGCAAGTTCTGTCCATCGGTGAAATATAGCTTCTCTTCCTCTCGCTCGGCACAAACGGTGTTTTCGCAATTTTTCATAATGCTCTTTTGTGGTAATCACATAGCCGTTGTCTGTCGTAATCTCTGTATTACTGCATAGGAATGGCTTCTGTGCCACATTGTCAATTAATTTCTTAACGTCGTTAATGTCCATCATGTTTGTGTTCCTCCATGATAAAATTTTTTCCGAATATCTTCATAAACTCTTCCCTGCTGCCGAACCGGTCTTCAAAAGCTCTCTGCCCCTCTTCATGCAGCATATCCATGACCTTTTGGTTTGAATGTACTGCCTCCGGCCCTGTTCCTGCCAGGTGATGCACATTACAGAGATATACTTTCAATCCATAATGCCCCGAATGTGTCCGATTCGGACACCCTCCGAAAATGTGATGCTCCTGGAGAGCCGGATGTCGTCTGTTATCATTGTGTAGCTTCATGCAGGGA